AGGTTGAGCAGGTGCTTGCTGGTTTACATCTCCAGTAGAAGCAGCTGGCTCAGTAGGTGGTGTGGACTCATGATCAGACGGGAAGTACCCATTGAGCTTGTTGTTTATATAGCCGTTGTACTCCTCCTGTACTAGCTTGGCTTTAAACTGTCTGCCCATAGCACTGCCGATCATATCCTTTGTGATCTCAGGATTCGGATCGATGCCCACAGCACGCATCCACTTCTTTAACTTGCTGTACGCAATCTGATTGCCAACCACAAAGTAGTCATTCAAAGATCTCCTACTCGCATGAGCAGGGTCAACGAACGAAAACGTGACGGTCAGCATGTCAGCACCAGAACTTTTGGACGGAGTCTGATCGTCAATCTCAGTCGCCTTCATAAGGTACTCCCCCTCTGGTAGCGGCTCCGAACCTACGCTGTCAGGTACGCCACTGACATCAATTTTATTATCGAAAAAGCCCATTTGTTCTCCTTATGCAGCTTCTGTTTTAGTGGACGGCGCTGGGTTCAACGCCTTTTTATACGCCGTGATAAAAGCATCCCAGGACAACGGGAGTTGTTCCGGTATTGCAAGGCGTGCCTTGGCTTCAAAGCCCATGGAATATCGGGTATACAAGAACCGATTGCCAGAACTCCTAGCCGTGCCGTCTGAATTCAAAGTCTTGTCGTAGTCTGCAAACAAGTTGAAGTCTACCCAGTCCTTGATCAGTGCATTAACCTTCTTGTTGTTGCGCATCTGATATGCACGATACTCACCAACAGTCGGATCATTCACAACCTTGTCGCCAACATGCGACAAAAGAATGACATTCATTTTGCGATCAGTGTGACAGTAGTTCAGACCTTGGAGTAAGTGCCTCCAGGCATTCTCTTCTGCGACATAGAAAGCACCGTAAGATGCCTTTGGATCATTCGCGCTCTTCCAATTGTTCTCTTTAATAACAAACTCTTCAGCAAGTTTCGCTGCCGCATCTGTCGTATCAAGTACAACTGTCTTGAACTGGTGGTCCTCTTGCATCAACTCTGCAATCTGAGCTCTGATCTCTTCCCATGTGTTAGCCACTGGGAATCGAGCAGCGTTTTTGATGAAACCCAAACCGTCTTCAGCCTGGATAAAGATAGAACTATCTGCATCCGAACCGAAGGTTGACTTACCGATGCCATCGATGCCTTGAATGTTGATGCGTACAGGTGGGTATTCACCTTCCGCTACAACAAAGGTATCAGGCATGGTTGTCACTTGATTGAGTAAACTCATTCAGCCTCCTTAAGTTTTTCTTCATTGATTTCTTTGATCTTATGATCACCTAGCTTGATTGAGTGTGCGCTGTGCAACGCCTCGACCATGGGGTCACCTGGGTTACTCATGGCAAAGGTTTGGAACGCACGGTAATCAACTTTGTAGGTAGTGTTTACAGTTACAAAGTCAGGCCAGTGATCTTGTGGTGTATCAGAAAGCACATTAGCAAGGCGCTCTTGATCCCAAACATGATCCCGTTTGCTTTCAATGGTTACGCCTTGATGAGTTTTCTGTCCACCCTCGTTGCTAAGAAGAAGCTTGAGGTCTGATATCTCTCTTGTATCTAGAAGATCCCTTTCGACCTTCTTAATATGAGTACCAAGTTCCTTTTGCTTTTGCTTTGCCGCGATATACTGATATGCCAAGCACTTTATGTTGCTCATAAACAAATTCCCCGTTCTCAATTCCGCTCTACACTCTCATCAACACGAACTATATTACATGGTTTGTAAAAAGCAACCATTAAATTTAAAATAAATTGGAATTACCAAAGATATCTAGTACAGTTCGTTCAACTAGCACAGGAGTTATCATGTCTCTAACGATAGAAAAGAACGCATCTTCCCCACCTGAGAGAAAGGGGAACTGGGGGAAGTGGCAGAAAGTTATACAGGAAATGGATGTCGGTGATGCTGCAACCTTTGAGGATGATGAGAACCTGACTGTCTATCATGGGTTAAGAAGAGCGGCTATTAGCCAGGGATTCAAGATAGTTATGCGCACGCTCGATGATGGAAAGATCAAGGTGTGGAAACAAGAAGTAATAGAAGCTGTTGAATGATGCCGTTCTTTCTGGATAAGAAGTCTGGGGAGATGTCTCCAGAAGCAAAGGAAGAACTGCTCCTTGATATGTGGGACTACGGGATGCACATTATTCCTTGTGGATCCCCAGCGGAGGTGGTCCCGAAATACTTCAGTGATCGCAATCCGTTCACACCTGAAGATGAGCTACGCCGTAAGTGGAGCAAGACTCCCAGGGGTGTGCGCTGGCAGTCGTATCAGAAGACGCAGCCATCGAGGGAGGAGATCATCCATTGGCATAGCCAATACCCTCAAGCGAACTGGGCAGCGATATGTGGTATCAACTTCGCGGTCGTTGACTCAGACAGTGAGCTTGCCTCTAACTGGATTACGGCAGGTGGTATCAGTCGAACACCCATGGTACAGCGATCGCCATCCGGTGGTCGGCATTTCTTTTATAGCATCCCTCCGCATAGAGCAGTGCGCAACAGTGTCGGTAAGAACAAGATCGATGTGCGTGGAGAGGGTGGCTACATCATGATCGTCCCTTCGTTCAACTACGAGATTGAGTACGACGATAGCTTTGTCATGAGCAACTTCGATGAACTGCCCATGCTCACAGAAGAAGACATCCAAAAGATCTATGAGTTCAACAACGATGGTAAGGTCGAGACTCTCAGGGATAAGCTGACTGAAGACCCGCGCATCGAGGGCAGTCGTAACGATACGCTCGCCAGGTTAGTAGGCAAGTGGGTGAAAGAAGGCTGGGGTATGCGAGAGGTCATGATCAAAGCACATGACTGGAACCAGACCTGTCAACCGCCCATGGACCTGGTGGAAACCACACGCACCACCACAAGTATTATTAATGGACACATCAAACGGCACCCAGAAGATGTGGATGCAGGTGTGTTGCACTGGAACTCCTCGACCTGGAACACCGAAATCAGCGAGGATCTTAAAGAGATACAGGACAATCAGGTCACTGTCGTTGAAGAAGAGGAAGAGAAAGAGAAGCCTGAGTCTGGACCCATGGGCCTCAAGCCGTTCAGTGATACCGAATGGTCAGAGCTCGATGATAACAAGATCGAGCAGTACTGGGGTGACGCATTCATCTTTGAGAAGAGCAGGGTACTGTTGCTGGGCAAGCCCAAGATAGGTAAGTCAAACTGGTTGGGTGCTTTCGCAGCTGGGGCCACAACAGGTACAGACTTCATGGATGTGCCGTTCAGTAAACCGCTCAAGGTCGTATGGTTTCAGGCAGAGATCATTGCCGAGTTCCTCAAGCGCAGGATTGAATTGTACTACAGACGGTTCGCAGGTGATGATGAACTGAGGCAGGTGGGGTTCAATAACCTGATCATCAGTGGTCGGCTACGCAAGAACCTCATGAAGGACGCAGACATACAGGCGTTTAGTGATGAGGTGGCATTCCACAACCCCGACATCGTGATGATTGACCCAGTGATTAACTTCTTTGACGGTGAAGAGAACAACAACAGTGACATCCGTAGGCTGATGGACCGGATAGATATGCTCATGGAGATGAACAACGTGTCGGTTATCCTAGCCCATCACACTGGCAAGGAGCGAGCGGATGACAAGACGTTTATGTCAGCACGGGGTGGGTCCGTGTTCGCAGGATGGTTTGATTCAGGCATCAAGCTCAGTGGAGAGAAGCCTGAAGTCAGCATGTTCTACGAAGCGCGTAACGCAAAAGAACCTGAAGAACATCTCGCCCACTTCAACTTTGATGAAGGACTGTGGAAGGTTAACGAGTGGACACCCAGAGAAAAGAAAGAGATCAGTGAAGAAGATGAAGTCAAGATAGCTAAGGTGGTTGTTGAAGCGATGAGCAGTACAACCTTCTATAAGCGTAAGGAGTTAGAGATCCTGGCTCAAGAGGCGCTGAAGGCAGAGGGCATGAGCAGTGGAGAGAAGGCTGCTCGAAAGGCGGTTTCTTTTGTGCAGAAGTATCAGGGTAATATAGTCAAGACGCATGCGGTGCCTGGTCAAGCAGTGTGGCACTATCTTGCATCCAACGAAATGCAACGACCTTGGGAGATTGAATGATGATAGGTGATGGTAGACATAGTTTTAACGAAGAGAATGGATACCTTGTGCTGTTTGTCGGCACGCCATACATGGATGGCCGTTACAGAATCGAGGAAGATGCACATGAGGTTAAGGAGCGCATGGAAAGTCGTTATCCTCATATCCGTATAGAAGTTGTTGAAGTCAGAGGAGACTTTCGAGTGACGGATGATATCTTCTGGGCTAATCATAAAGATAAGATAGAGAAGTTTGAAAAGCTTTCAAGCAACATCCACTGGTATAGAGATGGGTACAAAACAGAAATTAACAATCCTTAGCCTCGGAGCAGGCGTGCAGTCAAGTGTCATGGCTCTTATGGCAGCTAAGGGTGAGATCACCCCCATGCCTGACTATGCGATCTTTGCAGACACTATGGCTGAACCCAAGGCGGTGTACGACTGGCTCGATTGGCTGGAAGAACAGCTGCCCTTTCCTATTATACGAGTGAGTAAGGGCAATCTGCTTGAGGATATCATGGATGGGACAAAGCGATTCGCTACGCCACCATTCTTTACAAGCAGTCCTGAAGGTGTTGGTGAGGGGCTGCTGCGTAGGCAGTGTACGACTGAGTATAAGGTTGTGCCTATCATTAAGAAGATCCGTGAACTGGCAGGGTACAAGCCCCGTCAGCGCATCCCTGCTGATCATGTAGAGCAGTGGATAGGCATCTCCCAGGATGAGATACAGCGCATGAAGGATGCTAATGAGAAGTGGATTAACAATCGATGGCCGCTGCTTGAGTTAAGGATGAGCAGGTTACAGTGCCTTGAGTGGATGAGAGACAACGGCTACAACGAGTTACCCTCGAAGAGCGCGTGTACCTTCTGCCCTTATCACAGTAACAAAGCATGGCGTGACATGCAGTCAAATGACCCTGACTCATGGGAGCAGGCAGTCGAGGTGGATGACAGGATAAGAAAGGGATTCAGTAAGACAACACAGAAGCTATACATTCACCGTAGCCTGGTCCCATTAAGTCAGGCTGACTTAGCCGACCCAGCGAAGGATCAGATTACATTTAGTTTCATGGATGAATGCGAAGGGATGTGCGGAGTATGAGCTTGGCAGTCACCCCAATCAATCTTGATGAGGCTAACGCATTTGTTGAGCAGCATCATAGACATCATAAGCCTGTGCCTGGAGCAAAGTTTTGTGTTGCAGTCTCGAAGGATGATGAGGTCAGGGGTGTAGCTATTGTGGGAAGGCCCGTATCCAGACACATTGATGACGGCTGGACTCTTGAGGTGAATCGTTGCTGCACAGATGGTACGCGCAACGCATGCTCGATGTTGTATGCGACAGCATGGAAAGCTGCAAAGGCAATGGGGTACACAAGCTTGATCACTTATACGATGGAGTCTGAGGGTGGCGCTAGTCTGCGTGGAGCAGGATGGCGATGCGTTGGTAAGGCAACAACTAGAGTTGGTCAGGGATGGAACGTAAGGAGCAGGCCCAGAGTGGACACGCATCCTTTACAACAAAAATTAAAGTGGGAAGTTTGTTAAAAAAACCTCACTACCAGAGAGAGTGGCCTCGAAGGGGAGTAACTCAGGGGGTTGGTAGTGAGGTTACACCCAAAGCAAAAGGGTGAACGCATCTTAACACCGAGAAAGGAAAAGAATCAATGCCGAAGGTAACAATTGAATTGGAACTAACAGAGGACAAGGTGCAGCGAGTGCTTGAGATGTTCGATCAGATGGAAGATACCCTGGCTGAGATGAGAAAGATATCGAAGGAATTGAAAGAGATGGCCCAAAGCAAAGGAGAATGAAATTAAACTACAAAGGAATATGAATAGACCTTCTATCTATGCTCTGTTCAAGGATGAGGAGATAGTCTACATAGGTCAAAGCATCAATGCTTACAGCCGAATTGGCAGTCACAATAAAGACAAGGACTTTGATTACTTCAGGCTCATGCCGTGCTTGAAGCATCGAATGAATCATTGGGAAGAGATGTTGATTCAGCGATACAAACCCAAGTACAACAAGGCGGGGTTGAAGAAGTCGTTTAAACCTATGTATCGTAAGAGCAATACACAGAAAGATACGATACAAAACAATCGGGTTGTGGATATGAGAGATCATGGAGCGGGTATTACCTTCAGGTCTAACACAAGCAATGTCGCTCTAGTTGATTTTCATACTAGTAGCAGTGGCGCGAGCCTCTTTATTGATTCAGGACAAGGCTACTGCTTTCCTGCCGAAATGGTTCTCTCTAGTGATGAGAATAAACCGAAACCTATACCGAAGTTTGAGGACTTACCCAGTGCTGACTTTGACATAGATAAATTTTTTGATGGTGTAAAGAGAACGAATATGATTAATCAACTTTCTGAGCAGTCAATCATGAGAAGAGAGAGGGTAAAGTCTCGGTATGAAAGTGAGTTAAATTCAGTTAGGGGGCAAAGTTAAAGTGAATTCTAGGTTCGGGACCGACCTACCTTTGGGCAAAAGCGTAGGGGCAAGGGGGTGTTTTGGATTTGCCCCTACCCCTGTGACTAATGAGCTAAGTCATTGATTTATATAGTAGGGGCAGCATAGGCAGCAGGGGCAGCGTGCCCTTGCGTGCCCCTTGCCCCTACGCGCTGTAAGTTATTGATTTATAAGGCAGGGGCAAGGGGCAGTAGGGGCACCTCTAAAGAGGGGGAGAGAACTCTTACTAGTTCTCCCCAACGGGAACCCCCTTCTCCCCTCTTAGAGGAAGGGGAAAAAAATAAAAAAAAATTTAGAAAAAAATAAAATTAATTAAAATTAGCTGAGTGGAAAGGAGATGAAATGGATAAGACAAAAGCAGAAGAAAGTCAGGAGCTGAGTGTGATGGTGGATGAGTATCTTAACAAGGGAGGTGTGATACATGAGATACCTGTGGGCATGAGCGGTAATGATCCCAGGTTACATGGGCTGATCATTGCACCGAAGAAGTCTCAGTTGTTTGGATTAAGCAGGCATTCCAAAAGCCGACCAGGATTCCATCGAGAAAAAATATTGTTGAATGAGAAAAACTAATTAGATTAGAATCATGAGCATGACTACAGCACAACAGTTACAGCCGATCGATGTCGATGAAGATATTCTTAATGATCCCCATCAGCATGCTCTGAAGAAGGAGCGAGAGATTCCATTGAGCAAGATGCAACAGAAGTTTGTGCAGATGTATGTCTATCAGGATTTGACTAATGCTGAGTGCGCTCTTCGAGCAGGCTACTCACACCCCGCAGAAGTTGCGACCCAACTGTTGAGACATCCTAAGTATGTGCATGTTCAAGCTAAGATCAGGCAGCTGCAAGAGGGTGAGCAGAAGAAGTATGAGATTACCTTTGAGCGAGTAGCGCGTGACCTTCAGGAGATCAGGGACCGTGCTGTTGAAGATGGTAAGTACAGTGCTGCCGTACAAGCAGAGCTCGGAAGAGCAAAGCTTGCAGGCTTGATGGTTGAGAAGAAAGAGATTAAGCATGGGCGTATCGACCAGATGGATCGTGATGAGGTCGAATCCAGGCTAAGGAAGCTGATCGAATCCAACAACCTTGCGCCCGAACTTGCGCCCGAAATCCTCGATCAGGATGTCATTGAGGTTGAGTCTGATCCTGAACCGGAGGAGATTTTACCAGGCGAAACGGCCTGAAGTCTTTACCCTTCCTGTCAAGAGGGGTCAGTGCTTTCTTTTTCTTTGAAGACTTGCGCGCTCTCCATGCCTTAAGGCGATGAGCATTAGAACAATACTTTACATTAGATTGCACGCTCTTGAATGGTAACTTGCACCACTCACAAGTGAAGTCTCTTTCTTTTTTGAATGTGTGTAGCGAGCTTGAGTTATCCCTCAAGCCGCCACTGCTTTGCTTCTTACCTACCACTACGCATCTCCTTGTCTGCTTTGATTACTAGTTCACCTATCGCCTGTATCAACTGAGGCACAACGGCATTACCTAGTCCTCTAATTCTGTCCACCCTGTTGGGAACCCCATCAGCCACTCGACCCACGCAGGGTTCAGCTTCCCAGTAGGTTGGTCTGGGTCTTTGGCTTTCGCACATAGGTAACTCCTGTCTCTCATGTGCGTGTGGCTCTTGCTCCCGACCGGACCACAGTCCTTGTACTCGCTCGCTCTGGGTGTCGGCCACATCTTGACTGCTGTTGCCAGACCATCCCCAGCCTTTTTGCTGATCCCTTTTCTGTTGTTGTTCCCATGAACTGTTGGTGTTGGCCAGAGCTTGGTTGGGTTGTCGCTCAGTGAGTCCTGAACTGCGGCTCCCGTGTTCCATCCGTGACTCCCGTCCTTGTGACTCGGTGCTACTTTCTCTCCACCGTTCATGGCTGTCGGAGTTGGCCATAGATTGTGCAGTGCCATCGTTTGGAGTGATGGTTTGCCTGCCTGCTTGTAAGTGGTCCCGTCCGATCTCTTGCCGTTCTGTCCTGTCCCATACTGCTGGGCTGTTGGAGTCGGAAATAATGCCATCGTCTTTGCGTCTACTTGCTCCCTCAGATTCTCTGGCCTTCTTTGTCCTCTTCGTTTTGGATGGTCCAGATGTTTCATCATGGCTTCCGGTGAGCGAGGAGGCAAAGAGTCCATCGTGTTTGGCGTAGCCCACAACAAAGATGCGATCTCTTCGGTGCTTCGCATCGACGGCAACAGCCGGTAATACGAATTTCCTGACTTCGTAGTGTTCTCTTTCCAAGTCAGCTTGCACATCGTCGAGTGCCATATTGATGAACCCAAAAACATTCTCTCCAATAACCCATCTTGGTCTGGATTCTTTGATGACTCTAAGCATCTCAGGCCAGAGGTGACGGTCATCGTTAGTTCCTTTTCGCTTTCCTGCAACACTGAATGGCTGACAGGGGAAGCCTCCGCAAACAAGGTCAATTGATTCGGCGTATCTTTTTCCATCTAAGTTCCTTATGTCTTCATGGATTGTTAGGTCAGGCCAATGCTTGGCCAGTATCTTTCGGCAATAGGGATCCTTTTCACACATGGCGACCGTGGACATACCTGCCCGTTCCAAGCCTAATGAGAAGCCGCCAATACCTGAGAATAGATCAAGGACTTTCATCTTCGACCTCCTCAGTATCAACTTGATCACGGGTGTATTCTTCAAAATCTGGGGAACAATCACCTCTGGTAACAACGTCTTCGGCCTCTTCCCAATCTTTGGCTTGAACGTAATAGATCATCTTGTATCCGCTGGTCACGGTGACTTTGAATTCAGGCATCGTTGGTCTCCTTCATTGGGGTTGCTTGCCATTCAACACCAAGATAATCAATCGCAAGGATTTCATCTTCGTGGTAGCACATCTCTCGCATGAACTTGTTTACTTCCTTAACGAGTTCAACAAAGTTTGCAGCAGCGCGTTCGCATGAACACCCATCTGCCATTTGAATTGAGTACCATTTAAGATCGCTCATTATCTCTTTCTCCAGTAGTAGTAAGCTTCCGCTTCGGGAATTTCGTTGAAAAATAAAG